GACGTTATAGACGTTGGTGTTATAGAAAATTGGGATAATGAAGCTGATGGATTAAGAGGCGATATGGATGCTCTAAATGAGTTCTATAGACAGTTTCCAAGGACAACAGAACACGCTTTCAGAGATGAAACAAAAAACAGTATATTTAATCTTGTAAAACTATACGAACAAATAGATTACAATGAAGATTTAAAGAATACAAATGTAGTAACTACCGGAAGTTTTCAATGGGAAAACGGTGTTAAAGACTCAAGAGTTATATTTACACCAAATCCTCAAGGAAGATTTAAGGTAACTTGGGTGCCAAACTCTAATCTACAAAATAAACAAACCATTAGAAATGGGTATAAGTTTCCTGGTAATGAACATATTGGGGCATTTGGGTGTGATAGTTATGACATATCAGGTACTACAGATGGAAAAGGCTCTAAAGGAGCTTTGCACGGATTAACAAAATTCAGTATGGAAGATGCTCCTGCTAATACATTCTTTTTAGAATATGTAGCTAGACCACAAACTGCTGAGATATTCTTTGAAGACGTATTAATGGCTTGTGTATTCTACGGAATGCCAATATTAGCTGAGAACAATAAACCTAGGCTTTTATATTATTTTAAAAGAAGAGGATACAGAGGTTACTCTCAAACTAGACCAGATAAAGTTTGGACAAAGTTATCTGTAACTGAAAAAGAAATTGGTGGAATACCTAATTCAAGTGAAGATATAAGACAAGCTCATGCGGCTGCTATTGAATCATATATAGATAAATACGTTGGATTAAAAGAAGATGGTAATTACGGCGATATGTATTTTAGCCAAACATTAAATGAATGGTCAAGGTTTGATATAAATAAAAGAACAAAATTTGATGCTGCTATTAGCTCAGGTCTAGCTATCATGGCGTGCAATAGGAATTTATATAAACCAGTTGCTGACGTACAAAAACAAAAGTTAAATATAAGTATTGCCAGGTATAAAAATGGTGGTACTACATCCGAAATAATAAAATAAAATATGGCTGAGTCAGTTGTAAAAAGTTTTTTTCCTAGTCAAGTTGCTAGTGATGCCGAAAAGATGTCTAAAGAATACGGACTAAAGATAGGTAGATCTATTCAAGATGAATGGTTTAATTCAAATTCAGGTACTACGAGATTTCAAAGTAACCAAAACACTTTTCATGGATTAAGGCTATATGCTAGAGGTGAACAAGGAATTCAAAAGTACAAAGACGAACTATCTATAAACGGTGATTTGTCTTATCTTAATTTAGATTGGAAGCCAGTTCCTATTATACCTAAGTTTGTTGATATACTAGTAAATGGTATATCAGAAAGATCATTTGATATAAAAGCCTATTCTCAAGATCCTTATGGCGTTAGTAAACGTACTAAATATATGGAGTCTATCATCCGTGATATGCAAACAAAGGAATTAAATCAGTTCGCTCAAACTAATTTTGGGATAAACTTATTTGAAAACACTCCAGATTTATTGCCTGATTCGCAAGAAGAACTTGAACTACACATGCAACTGTCTTATAAACAAGCTGTTGAGATTGCTGAAGAACAAGCTATTAATGTGTTACTTAACGGTAACAATTATGACTTAACTAAAAAGAGAGTTACTTACGATTTATCAGTAATTGGTATTGGATGTGTTAGAAACATGTTCACTAAATCTGAAGGAGTTACTGTTGATTATGTAGATCCTGCAAACCTAGTTTATTCTTATACGGAGTCACCTTATTTCGATGACATATATTACGTAGGAGAAATAAAGAGTGTGCCAATAAATGAATTGAAAAAACAATTTCCTGATCTAACTCAAGGAGAATTAGAAAGTATTACTAAGCAAGGGTTCCAAAATAATGGATTTTATGATAGGACCTTAACTAACTACGATAATAGTGATTCAAATACAGTGCAAGTTTTATACTTTAATTATAAGACTTACATGAATGAAGTATATAAAGTAAAAGAAACAGCTACTGGAGCGACTAAAGTTATCGTTAGAGATGATCAGTACGATCCACCAATAGAAGATTACGAAGCTGTTTATGGTAAAATGTCTAGATCATTAGAGGTTTTATATGAAGGAGTATTAGTATTAGGTACTGATCACTTGCTTAAGTGGGAAATGGCTAAAAATATGATGCGCCCTAAGAGTGACTATTCTAAAGTTCTTATGAATTATAGTATTGTAGCTCCTAGAATGTATAAAGGTAAGATTGAATCTATAGTAAGTCGTATAACAGGATTTGCTGATATGATTCAGTTAACTCATTTGAAGTTACAACAAGTTATGTCTAGAATGGTTCCTGATGGAGTCTATTTAGATGCTGATGGTTTAGCTGAAATTGATTTAGGTAATGGAACTAATTATAATCCTCAAGAGGCTTTAAATATGTTCTTTCAAACAGGTTCTGTTATTGGTAGGTCTATGACTCAAGAGGGTGATATGAATCCTGGTAAAGTTCCTATTCAAGAAATATCAAGCGGAAACGGTGGAGGAAAGTTGCAATCACTTATACAAACTTACAACTACTATCTGCAAATGATAAGAGATGTAACAGGCATGAATGAAGCAAGGGACGGAAGCACTCCTGATTCTAAAGCTTTAGTAGGCGTACAAAAATTAGCTGCGGCTAATTCTAATGTAGCTACAAGACATATATTAGATGCTGGATTGTTTATAACAGGACAAACAGCTGAATGTCTTTCTTTGAGAATATCAGATATATTAGAATATTCTCCTTCTAGGGAAGCATTCGTACAGAAAATAGGTGGACATAATGTGGCTACACTAGCAGAAATGGGTGAACTGCATTTATATGACTTTGGTATATTCATTGAATTGATGCCTGATGATGAACAAAAAGCTATGTTAGAAAATAACATACAAACAGCATTATCAGCAGGACTTATTGATTTATCCGATGCTATCGATCTGCGTGAAATTAAAAGTATTAAGTTGGCTAACCAAGTGCTTAAAATAAGACGTAAGAAGAAACAAGAGAATGATCAGTTGATGCAACAACAAAATATGCAAGCACAAGCAGAAGCAAACGGTCAAGCTCAACAAGTAGCAGCTCAAGCTGAAGTTCAAAAGAACCAAGCTATAACAACACAGAAAGCTCAACTTATGCAAATGGAGAATAACTTCGATATGCAAAAGATGCAAGCTGAAGTTGAAGCTAAGAAAGAACTTATGGCTACTGAGTTCCAATATAACATGCAACTTAAAGGTATGGAAGTAGAGGGACAAAAGAATAAAGAGACTCAAAAAGAGGATCGTAAAGATGACAGAACTAAATTACAAGCGACTCAACAAAGTGAGTTAATAGAACAAAGACAGAATAATGCTCCTCCTAAAAACTTCGAATCCTCAGGAAACGATATATTAGGTGGTGGTTTTGACTTAGGTTCCTTCGAGCCTAGGTAATAATAATAGTAATAATTATATAATATCTTATCATGTCAAAAGAACAAGAACAAGAAACTCCTGTAGCTGAGCAAGAAGCTGTAGTAGTTGAGGAGACACAATCTCCCGTACAACAAGCAGACGATGGAACCATAAAGATTAATATGGCTGACCTGCAAAAACAATCAGCTGAACCTGAAATAATAGAAGAGTCTGAGCCAACAATACCTCAACTAGAAATAGTTAGTGAAGTTGTAGCAGAGGAACCTGTTGTTACAGAAGAGGAAATTGAACAACCTGTATTACAGGAAATAACCGAAGAAGAAGTTGTAGAACAAGTAGAAACTATTGCTGAAGAAATTGAGCAAGCAGTTGTAGAACAACAGTTAGGCAATCCATTACCTGAAAATATTCAGAAGGTCGTTGACTTTATAGAAGAAACAGGTGGATCACTGGATGATTATGTAAGGCTTAACCAAGACTATAGCTCTTTAGATGAAACTCAATTATTGAGAGAGTTCTATGAAAATACAAAACCTCACTTAGATAGAGAGGATATAGACTTTTTAATGGAAGACAATTTTGCTT